TCCACCCTCCAAGATGTAGGCATAGCAAGCATTAACCCGCTGCTCAACCTGAGCACTGCTGCCACGTCCGCCGCGCCACCGCTTGCTTTCATCGTTGCCGACGGTTCGCGGTTCGGTTACATCCTGGCCGTCAAGATCCGCCACGGTTACTGTCACAAACTGCTGTGCTCCAATGATAAGCTCTCCTGCTCTCACGTTTCGCAAGCGAGCGAAGCGCGCGCCAGTAAAAAGCCCGACCGTTTGGCCGGGCCTTTGATTGATCGCGTAGCGGTCAGACTGCGCGGAAGACCAGCCAGTCACCGCCGCCGATGCTGTGCAGCCGGTAACCATCACCGACTCGCAGTTCTTCCCATGCAGCGGTCCAGTCAACGTGACGATGGGGCCATGGGATCGAGCCGGTGCGGTCCAGGTCAAAGCCTGGGTCCATCTCTTCCGCCAGTCGTTGTGCATACTCTGCACCTGCGCGGTCTTCGTCGATCCCTTCCGTCTTGCCTTGGTAGGAGTCTTGGAAGTTTTCGGGGTCGATTCCGTCATTGTCCAGCTCAGCGATCAATGAAGCCCAGCCGGTAGGGTCGTCGTCCTGGAAGCCGAGCGTCTCCATCACCTCGCACCAGTCGTCAGTCAACCAGAAGCCGAAACACGCACCATCACCGACGGAAGCGCCGAAGTAAAAGCCCACAGGTGCGTAACCTTGCAGGGCTTCGGTCAGGTCGTCTAGCAGTTGGGCGGCGGCTTCGTCGTTCCAGTGGTCGGCGTTCGAGTCTTCACCGACGAAGTGCTCCAGGCTGGCCGCAATGCTGCGATGGTTAGCAGCGAACGGAAGGCCAGGCGTCATGATCTGCGCGGCTTGTTCTGCTGCGCTCCAGAGCTTGACGAGAAGGTCCTCGGTCTTCAGCGTGTCGCAGCTGACGATCCAGGGGAAGTCTGAGAGTGTGCGTTGCATGGTGTGACCTGTGGGTTGGGTCTTGTTTGATAGTGTAGCAGATCAGCCGCCGAGCACTTGGCGGAACTCTTCCTCTAGTGCGGCGTCGTCGTAGCACTCCAGAGCTTCGCGCTCTGCGTTTAGGAAGTAACGCTCCAGGTCGCGGAGACTCATCTCTTCCAAGTAGGAAGCGACCAACTGGTTGATCATGTCGGTGCGGTCCATGGTTGCCTTGTGGTGGGGCTTCCCTAAGTATGCACCAAGGCAAAGCCTCAACGTTTGGTCTTGTTACACTTTGCAATGTGGTTAGCGTCTGCTGGCTGGTGTGGTACTGTTAGAGGGTATCCCCAACCCATAGGGAAATGCTCCACCCACTAGAAGCGTCCGACGCTTTCGGACTCGAAGGTTTACCAGACCGTGCGCGGCTGCTGGCTTGGCTTGATTCATGGTTGCAAGACCCAGACGCCAAGACTTGTCAGCTTGAAAAGCTCGCAGGTTTCACCGCTGCCCCTTACGTCTGCGAGGCCCAGTCATGAGCGGCGGAGAATGGACGACCCAGCGCGAGCGCAAACAACTCGCCAAAGACTCCAGGGAAGAACAGCGCCGAATTGAACGCGAGCGCAAGCGTACCCTCCGAGACCTTCGCTACGTGGCGGAACACTCAACCGTGCCAGGGCATCAGGCTGACGAGTTCTGGTTGACGCTTTGCACACTGCATAACGAATACGGCAAAGAGGGACTCACCGAGTTCTGGGACCGCTTGGTCCCAAGCTGGGAAAAGCTCCAGCGCCGACGTGGCGGTGCGACTTGCCCCGAGCACTTGCGGCCACGTTGGGCACCACGTCCCAGTCAGGTTGAGCTGCACGTTGAACAAGCGATCAACCGCGCACGCAACCATCGGCTGACGCTCCAAGCTGAAACCGTCCTACAAGCTGTGATGCTCGAAGAATCCGGGGCCTGAGCTTTTCCACTTTTCCACAGGCCCGGAAATTGTGCGCACGCTTTGACTAGGTAAAGCCGTTAAGGGCACAGGTCTGCCAATAGGTAGCCTGTGCCTCTTCCTTTGTCTTGAAACTTCCTAGGTAGACGAGCGTTCCGTCTAAGTGGATCTGTGCTCGCCAGTGCTTGTGCTGTTTGTTCCAGTAGGCTCCCGCAAAGTTGCGGCGGTTCTGCTGATTAACGCGGCAGGTAACGTCGCGTAGGTTCCAGGCTCGATTGTCTGTAGGGTCGTGGTTGATGTGGTCGATCTCATTAATGGGCCACGAACCTGTGCACCACGCCCAAACCACCCTGCCGTAGGGGCGTTGAATGGGCCTGCCGTCATACCAGACGGTCATCCTTAGGTAACTTTGGCGGTTCTTGAAGCCCTTGACTGGCTTTCCAGTCGTGCGGCTTATAAGTTTGCCAGTGAATGGGTTGTAATCGTACAGATCCCAGATCCGTTGAATGGGGATCTTGCGTACTACAGTGTGCATGGCAGCCTGAATGCGAGGTTGTCCGGCCTGAGGTGGTTCCAGCCACGCTCAGGCAAACATTGTACCAGTGGATCTCATCCTGCGACTTGAATGGGATCCGTGAGGCTTGAATGGAGTTGCTCGAAGTAACGGTGGCAGCGCTCCAGGAATGACTGTTCGGCCTGTTCTAGTTCGCTAAGTGACATCCAGTGAACGTTAGGTTTGCCGCAACGGCGGGCCAAGACTACAGCTGCTCCAGTGGGTTTCAAGCCTGTTAAGTGTTTTAGTCCCAGTGAATAGGCTCCGCATTGGTCGATGTAAGTGTGGCCGGGAGGTAGACGTTCCAGTCCTTCATCGTCGGTTTTAGTCTTTCTTGAAACGCTAGTTTTCCAGTCCATTAACACTAAGTCATTGTTTTTTACACCTACTAATGCATCACAAGTCCCCGCAAATCCTGCGGGATGATGAATAGAAAATTCGGAGGCAAAAATTTCAGTAACGTTCTCCGAGATCCAGTCACAGAGGCCGCGTGCATAACCGGCAGCGCTCCAGCCAACCCTGGGTACGTTCGGTCTGACGCGCTTGATGGCCCACTTGGTTATGGGCGCTGGGATGCGCGCCAATCCCTGTTCGTCCCAGTGAATGGAATTGCGCTTGTTGGCGGCTGAGCGTGCCAGTTGCTGGGAACACTTCAGGAGATACTCCGCTTGTGAATGGGCCATGTTGCCTCGGGTTGCTGCAACATTCCGCTGGCAGCTTGCTTCGACCGGTCCCAAGCGGGCTTCCCAGCGTTCCAGTCCGGTTTTGTCGCTGGTTTCCTTTAGGATGTGTGTAACACTATGGTAAATGTTGTTATTGATGTCCCGGTAGACCCGGAAGGGGCCGGAATTGTCTTGTTCCAGCCTCCATTTACGCAGTGATGCCAGTGTGTCTTGCGTATTGGAGGCCATTTGAATAGTTTTTCCCAATTTCATACTACCAGTAAAAAAGCCCCCGGTAAAGGGGGCGATGGTTTCAGTCATCGCTCGGGTCCTTAAACACGTAGGCGTATAGCCCGTGTTTTTCACCAGGTCGTAACTGAAAGCAATGGTCGCGTTTACATACCAGGCACTCGACGTTAATGCCGACTGCCTGACGCTGGCTCATCCAATTACCGGATGAGTGGCACACAGAAGGGCTGAAGTCCGCAGCTGGGTAAACCTCTTCATCACTTCCAGGCTCTATGTCCACCACATACAAGCCAGTAACTTTTTGTTGAGTGGCACTGCATCTGGGGCAATAAAGCAGGACGGGTTCTTGTCCGTCCTGCTGAAACGGAAACCGCACTTCAAGCAGCCTTGAAGGGGTTGCCGCCAGTCAGTAGGCGGGTGATGTCGAAGCCTTCGGATTTGGCCTCGATCCAGGCGGCGTCGATGTGCTCTTGGCTGCCCTTTTTGCGGGGAACCGGGCGGACGGTGTACTCGGTGGTAAGACCGCTGCCCTTTTTGCCGATGGTGAAGTCCCACTCCAGCAGTTCGGCGTAGTCCTCCATTTGGGAGATCTGGTCGATTTCCTTAAGGATGGACTTTTGGGTGATCTGCAGGACTTGGACCTTGCCGGACTCGTAGTTGTAGACCGGGCAGGCGATAGCGAACTTCACGTCTGCTGTTCCAGGGCCGCCGCGTCCTTCGCGGGGTTCGAAGTCGCCCATCTCGGCAACCACGTCCTCGTAGGTGGGCTCGAAGTCGAAGCGGAAGGGCTTGTTGGCGCCGTTGGCGGCGCCCCAGCACTCGTAGAACTCCAGAGGTTCGTCAGTGAGTAGGGCGAAGCGGACGGAGCCACCATCGGGGAGTTTTGAAAGGCTGAGGTAGCCGCCGCCGGTGCTGTTGGAGGTGACTGCTGCTGAGGCGGTTTTGCTGAGAAAAGCCATGGTTTAGGTGTTTGGTGTGGTCGGCAGGAGTGCCAACGCCTTACACAGTAACACCTGCTTGACCCCTTGGCTACCATGAAAAAACGGCCCTACAGCGGGAGCTGCGGGGCCGTGGACTCCATTCTCATGTGAGACTCTAACATGTCGCAAGGTAAGACGCAGGATTTGCTGGCTTTTGTGCGCCAGCTGCCTGTTGGTCCGGCTTACGCGCCCATCTACGCCAAAGGGCAGGTCTTCGGTAAGCACCAAGACGTATCGAAAGGCAAGGCGCCCCACGAGAACTCCCACCACACGGTGATGAGCCCGGCTGATGTGGCGTTGCTGATTGAGCGCCAGCCGGAAGTCTTCAAGGCAGTCGGTCTGTTTACCGGGATTCGCAGCGGCGGTCTCGTGATTCTCGATGTAGACGCAAACCTCGCCAGCCTCCGAAAGAAATGGGGCGAGACGCTAGACGGCGCTCCGGTGGTGACTTCCACCAAGAAGAACGCCGCGAAATTTATCTTCCGCGTCCCGGAGGACCAGCGTTCCAGGGTTAAGGGGATTAGCGGGCGCGTCACAGGGCAGGGCTACGAGGTCCTGTGGGGGATGCAGGGCGTTATTGCGGGTGAATACCCCGGCAGTAGCGACGGCAAGGCTCCTAGCGGCTTCTACGCGCTCCAGGGAGATCTCTCGGCGGTGCCTGAGGCGCCGGAGTGGCTGCTGGCCGAGATGCGGGCTGCGAAGGAGGCTGACGCGCCAGCGCAGGGGCTGATTAAGAACCGCAAGGGGCTGGATTTCAGCGGGCGCACGGAAGACGAGCTGTTTGAGCTTGTGCAGGACTGCCTTTCGGTGTTGCCACACCTTGGGCGGGGCACGGAAGACTACTGGTGGTCTGTCGGCGCGATGATCGCTGAGGCGCTTCCCAACGAGAAGGGTCTGATGTTGTGGTCCTCCTGGAGCGCTGAGGATCCCGCCTTTGAAGAGGACTGGACTAGCGGCAATCCTTGCGAAGCGAAGTGGCCTCACATCCTTAAGCGTGCCGGACGTGCCGAAAACAAAGGGCTCGGGTCGCTGATCTTTTTGGCGGACCAGTACGACGCTGACCGCCAGCGGTTCCGGGAGTCCAGTCGTAAGACGCTGAGCGAGCTTGAAGATTCCAAGATCCAGCGCATCCAAGCGGTCCACCTCGACTACCAGGAGGTCATCACGCGAGCCAAGGCGCTCCAGCAATTGGAAAATCCGGCGGAGATGGCCCACAAGATGAACGTGCTGGCCTTAGAGGCTGGATACCGTGACGCTGGGGCGCTGGAGCGGTTGCTGATCGCCCAGATGCAGTTCGAGCAGCAGGACGATGAAATGGCGATGAGTCGGCTGCTTGAGAAGGATTTGAAGTTTGAGTACCTGATTCCTGATCTGCTGCCTTGTCCAGGCACCGTGATGATCCACGGCGCTGGTGGTGATGGCAAATCCATGTCCGCCTGGACCATCGCTAAACACGTTGCGCGGGGGATTCCGTTCTCCGTGCGGGGTGATCTCGTTCCAGTGCAGCAAGGGTCGGTGTTGATCCTTAATGGCGATCAAAGCGAGGTGCAGGTCCAGCAGCAGTTGCGGGATTTGGAGTTCCAGGCATCCGATCCCGTGACGGTGGTGATGGGGTGGGACCTGAACTGGTACTACCGCTTCGTCAAGTTGATCGAGAAGCATCGCCCCAAGCTGGTGATCATCGACTCGATCACCGGCTGTAGCCGGGGTTCGGCGTTCGACGAAAACAAAAAGGAGTTTGCGAGCCCGATTTACTGGCTGGCGAACAACAACGGGCGGACCTTCCCCGCCTGCACGATCCTGCTGATCCACCACGCCAACAAGACCGGCGGGTTCCGGGGCTCTACGGCCATCAGGGACGCTGTAGACGAGGTGTGGGGGCTCAGGCGGCCTACGCCCCAGCAGGTGGCTCAAACAGGCTCCAATGCCCGTCTGATCACCGTGGAGAAGTCACGGGCTGGGCGGGATGGCAGCAAGCTGCTCATGAAGCTGGAAAGCGACCTGACGTTCTCGCTGGCGGACTACGTGGAGATGGATACGGACAGCGCTGGACCCGCGTCGATCGTGGATCGGGTGCTTCAACGCGTTCGGGCGGTCTACCCACGCTCTGTAAGCCGCTCTGACCTTGCTGCTGATCCTTTGTGCGGTGGCAGCGTGTCCGGAATCAAGAAGGCGACCCAGCGCTTGGTATCCCGAGGTCTTATCTGGGTCTCAGGGGAGACGCCTGGGAAGCATGGCGCTCCAGGTAGTCCTTTATTCCAAGCAATTACCTCGCGTGAAAAGCCTAAAAATGTGTGTCCCGCTGGGGCAGATTCACTGGTACGACTGGAAAGTACCCCGGGACAGGGGGTAGAGGGTGTCCCGGTCCCCCTTGCCGATTCTGGAATTGGCACGACCCCCCGGGACACGCTTTCCGGCTGTCCCGGTACAAAAGCCAGTCACAGTAAGGCTTCTGAAGCTGCGGGACAGCTTTTGCAGGTATCCCCAAAGGCGGACCAGCGTTCACAGGACGAATTGGATCGTTTGATGGCTGAGGCAGCTCAGATGTGGGACTAAACTGATTCAGAGGTGCTACACTTCTGTGGCACCTCTGTTTTTTATGACGACACGTAGAGTCTCATTTTCAGTCTCGCCGGAGACTGTTGCGAAACTTGCCACGCTTGCTAAATGGCAGCACCGAACACCTAGCCAGCAAATTTCTGCTTTAGTGGATACAGGTGCAGCACTGTTTTTTAATTCGCTTGACCCTAAACAACGAGCAATTTTTAACGCCGCATTAAAGGAGGGGCAGCAGTGATTAAATCTATAGATACACAGTACAAAGGGTATAAGTTTAGAAGTCGCCTAGAGGCACGAATTGCCGTATTTTTAGATTCAGCAGGTGCTTTGTGGGACTACGAGGTAGAGGGATTTACACTACCTGTAAACGGTAATTACTTACCTGATTTTCTTGTTACTTCTTTTCCTAAGGGCAGCACACCTTTTTGGTTGGAAGTAAAAGCTAAACAGCCGACAAAGAACGAAATTTACAAGTTAAGAGAACTATGTGTGCAAACGCAAATACCGGGTGCATTTTTCACAGGTACTATAACTGACAGACTTTTTTACGGTCAAAACAGACTAAGTGTAATATCGCAACATGATGCTGATTATGGTGGCTGGCACGTTGATGCTTTTGACCACATTCAAGCACCTTTAACTGAATATATTGAAGATGGTGATGATGACTTTACTTTTTGGGATACATATAAACAAAAAATGTGGGCTACGTGGGATATGTTTATTAACATACAAGATGCGAAATACTTAAAACCTGCAGCAAAAACTGCGCTTTCTGCCAGATTTGAGTTCGGAGAATCCGGCTAGGCAGCTCATGTTCATCCCGCCTAACTTTTTCCTAGGGCTCATGCGGGTTGTCGCTTGGGCTTTTTGGAGGGATCCCGTGGCTAAGCCTGAACCGCCCCAGCCGAAGCGTCCCAGGAAGCCGACGCTGGGCTACACCGTCGGGGACATTCCCTACGAGCTGCTGGCCGTGGTGCGGGTGTCCTGGTACCGCAAGGGCATGGCCTACGAGGTCGAGGAGTACCAAATCGAGGAATCCGACGATGCCGTGCCCCAGTTCCACTACATCGTTGGCACGGCGCTCAAACAGGGCGCGGACGTGTGCGTACTGACCCAGTACGAGCCCGCCGCGCTTGGTGTGCCAGAGTAGAAGGGTTCCCGCTCTGCTTCGGCATCGGGCTACAGGGGACAACCCTGGACTGAGGTTGTCTTAAACGAAGTTCACCCATAAAAGTGTGCTCGCCCTGTCCCCTAATTAGGTGGCCGGTGGCTGGTCCTCACGCGGTGCCAGCCTGTTGCCCGCAGCCGGCCTCTACGGGACCGCCTAGTTCCTCCAAAAAGGGACTAGGCGCAAAACCTAGCCAGCACCAGCCACCTCATGCGGATGTAACGAAATGCGACAGCCCGGCCTTGCGGTTGGGCTGCTTGTGTGCAACACTAAGGGCAAGCCCGGAGAGCCGGGCGGCCCTGTTACTGAATTACAAATGGATCAATTTCACACTCCAATCGAAAACACCAAGCTCAGTCCGTGGTTCTTTGCGGTCAACTGGGGCGTCCTCACGCTCCAGCAGAAGATCGCCGACATGGAAGCCATGGGTATGAACCCGATCTACGACATTGCGCAGCTGGAAAAGCTCCAGGACTTGGAGCAGTTCCTCAAGATGAGCTGGGATGCCTGGCTGGATCGGATGGAAACCAGCAAAACTGCTCAGGAGGTCAAATGAAGGTACTGGACATTGAGGAGCTGCGGTTTGAGGGCGACCACCTTGTTGTCGATGCCCTTGTTGATGACGCTGTTCTGGTCTATTCGCAGACGCAGCTCGACCCGCCCGAATGGGGGCCTGCCTTGTGCCGAGGCACCCTCTACTTTTCAGATGAAGACTTGATCCCAGCCACCGATGCTCAACTCCGGGCCATGCTCACCGAGCGCGTCGATGACTGGGCTCCACTCGACACGTCTGATTGGGACGTCTGAAGCTCGTGACCTACGTAACCAGGACGACTACGACGACTGGGAAGTAGGACTAGAGCCCATACCGGGGGATACGCACTGGGTCAGGGTTCGCACCTTGACCCAGCTTTACCGCCACCTCATCTACGTGTTCGCCACCAGCGACACCATCAGTTCCACCAGGCTGGCCAACCTGGCTATCCACGAGATTCTCAAGTTGAGACTCACGGATCTCACCCGGTTGAGGCAGCAGGACCCGAATTTTTTCGCATGAATTACGACGAGTATTACCGCGCATCGCGGAACTACAGCTGGAACGATATGCGCCAGCTACGCTCACAGCCGAGGCGTCCAAGCACTACGGTGCCGGAGGTCTTCAAACACCGCTTCAGTGATCCAGCGGCTTATGAAGCTTGGGTTGCTGAAGAACGCAAACGCTATTTTTCCTGATGACTGAAAATTCGATGGTGCCGTTTTACCGTTCCTATCTGCTGAACGGGCGGACCATTTACTTGGATAAGCTTTCCGAGCTTTCGGACTCGGAGTTGCACCTTCTTAACGTCGACACTATGGCTGCGCTCCAGGAGGCGCGGCATGAGTACGACAACATCGAGAACAAGCAGTCCGAGGAGGCTGGTCCGGCTTATCGCAGGCTGAAGGTGGCTGGTTATTTTCAAGCCGCAATCAAACTTGAACTCGAATCCAACTAATCATGCAACGCTTTTTACTTGCTCTGGCACTTGCTTTCAACGCTCCAGCACTTGCACATCACACAGGTCGGGAAGTTACTGCAACGGTCTATCACCCGGAATACAACGGGGAAGTTGCGTATTGCGGTGGTGTGTATCGGCATTGGGGAGTGAGCGCTGCACATCCGTGGTTGCCTTGCGGCACCAAAGTGCGTGTTTTGCATCAAGGTCGTGCGTTGTTGGTGCCAATTACGGATCGCTGTGATTGCGGAAGCATTGATCTTTCTGCTGGTGCGGCGCATCGTTTGGGTGTTCCACTTGATGGGACAGCGACTGTGCGGATTAGCTACTAGTTCTACACACTTCTCTTTCTCATGACTGACAAAAACCATCCGATTACTCCGCCGCAGTGGCAGGTTGATGCCTGGTGCAAACAGGCTCTAGCCATGGGCGCTGATGTTGACTCTTTGTTTGTTCAGGCTTACCAGGCTGGCGCTGATCAGGAGCTGGAGGCGTGCTGTGAGTTGCTAGTTGCAGATCACTGGGAAACTTTAAGCCGGGGTCTCCGCACCGCCCGCCGCACCAAGCCGCCGAGCTTGAAGGAGCAGGCGCTGGGTGCTCTCTATGCCATAGCCACAGGCGCTGATGACACCAGAGAGTTTCACCAAGACCTTGAAACCATCAAGACAGCTCTTGAATCCCTGCCCGAGTAGTCAACATCACTAACCACCTCAATGAACTCTTCTCAACGCGCCATTACTGCACTGATCTTTCTTGTTCCTGTGCTTGTAATCGCTCTTCCTATTTGGTGGATCCCACAGAAATGGCAAGCCTGCGGGAAACTGTACGACAACCTCCCTGCCAAGATCATCTGCCTTAACTCAAGCAACTAAGCCCTCCTAGTCCGATCAACTAAAACCATGAGCGATTACACCGACATTGTTGATTACTACGCCGCGCTGGCGGCACAGCACAAAGGTAAATGCGTTTACCACGGACCCGTAACCGAAAAAGATGTTGCTCCAGTGGAACTCTTAGCTGTAGAGGTTTCGCCTGTTGTAAGGGCAATTTTGGACGCGGTTAGCTGGAGCATTTATGACGTCCCACCCGAGGCGTGCCCCAGCCTTACAGCGGATGTCATTCGGATTGCTCCAGCGGTTATATGGGTTATTGCCGAGCAGTTCAAGATGGAAAAACCGCTTGGCGATACCGATGCGGATGAGATCGTCTTCGCAGTACACCACGCAGTGCGTGCTCAACTGCTTGACATCATCGACGAGTTGAAGCGTCTGGAATTACCGGATAGTTGACACAACACCACTCTTTCCTACTACACTGCACACGTTCCAAACCGATGAACATGTACATCCTCTCGGAAGCCCAGTTCGATCAAATCATCAAGGCGCTCGACGACGCTCGCTTTGCTCTTGATACGTGCCAGCACGTGGAGCTGGATCTGACCAACCCCAAGCAGACCATCCCGCTGCCTGCTGGCGAGAAAATTGTACGTACATCTGCCGTACGCCAGTCTCAAAGTAAGACTCGTAAGTCCAGCCGCAAGGGCAAGCGTGGAGTTGCGGTGCTGACTGAGCCGAAGGTGCTGGAGATCAAGCGCCAGCTGGCTGCTGGTGGGAAGTCGGTGGCGAAGATCGCTAAGGAGTTTGCGGTGCATCCCACCACGATTAACTGCATCAAGGCCGGTAAGACCTGGCGGCACGTGTCGATCCAGCAGGATGCTGCTGAGGTCAAGGCGTGATTTTGCCTGACGTGGAGATCCTGTCGCTGGTGCGGCGGGATCTGGTGACGCCCTTCGATCCAGAGCTGGTGAATCCAGCGAGTCTTGATGTGAGACTCGGTGAGAATTTGCTGGTGGAGTTGCCGTCAACGCCTCAGCTGGTGCCCTTTTCCATTGCTGGGCGCACGCAAGAAGATCCGTTCATGCTCCATCCGCATGAGTTCATCCTTGCGGAGACGGTCGAGGAGTTCCGGTTGCCGGACTGTATTGCTGGGCAGCTGGCGCTTAAGTCCAGTCGTGCTAGGGAGGGGATTGAGCATCTCCTTGCTGGGTATATCGACCCCGGATACTGTGGGAGGCTAACGCTGGAACTGCAAAATGCGCGGATGATGCACCCGGTTGCCCTGTGGCCTGGGATGCGGATTGCGCAGATTGTGTTCCACCGGATGTCGATGCTGCCGGCCAAGGACTACTCCATGACCGGGCGGTATCAGGGTGACAAGGCCGTTCAGGGTTCTAGGGGATGAGCAACGTTGAACACCCCCGGCACTACACCGCTGGCCGGTTCGAGGTGATTGAGGTGCTGGAGGATTGGGTGCGTCATGCGCCTGATCCTGTCACTGGTTCGCTCCAGTGGAATTGCCTCAAGTACCTCAGCCGGATGTGGCTTAAGAAGGATCCTCTTGAGGATGCGGAAAAAGCCAGATGGTACCTGACGCGGTTGATTAACACCTTGGCTACCGAGGCGTACCGGGAAAAATGAGGCACTGGTGGCGGGTTGTCGCCAAGGCACTGGGGGAGAAGGCGCACCAGCATGACCGGATTGCTGATCAGGTTGCACTGGTGCGCTTTTTTATCCTTGCGGCCTACATGACTACAAACGTATTTATTTGCGCCGGGGTTATCCGGCATTGGAACAACTGACTATTGCTTGACCCATGGTTACTACTAAACCTTTCAAACGCGGTGAGGAAAATTTCGCCGCAATTCTGACGCCTGAACTTGTACAAAAGATGCGCAAGCTCCAGGCAGAAGGTTGGTCTTACAGAAAACTTTCGGATGAGTTTGATGTGGACCCGAAGCACGCTTGGCGTATCTGTAAAAGGCTTGCCTGGAGCTGGGTGGACTGATGCGGTGCGCTAATTGTGATCACGAGCGGATTGATGTGGATCGCACTTGCCACGACACCGCTGAGTCGATTCTTCGCAAAAGGAAGTGCTCCAAGTGTGGGTACTCCGTTTTTACTGTTGAGGTAGAGCTGCCGCAGGGGGCTGCAATGCACTCCCGGAAGCATCTGCTTCGGCGTTTACCAGGATTTTTACGTGTTCATTTTTCGTGATGGCGATTTCGATCAACAGCAGGCCGTGCCAAAAGTGCGGTAAGCACACAACCAACCCAGTGATGTGTATGAAGTGTTATCGCTCCAGTGAGGCTGGGTTACTGGAGATTCGCATGGAGCGGCTTCGGCTCAGCTACAAGCCCCAGGAGGATGGGGGTCCATGCAGATGCTGCATACATTGGGAAAAGCGGTGTTTGCTGGGACTTCCCGAGGGTGGGACACTCGCGGCGGCGGAGTTGTGCTCGGCACGGGAGCTTGACAGCCTGCTAGAGTAGTAGGGTACAAGTTGCCCTACCAGGCTTGGACTTCCTTCAAGGGATCGAGCAGCTCCACACGCTCGACGGCGAAAAGCTCATCGCTTTTGACTCGGAGACGACGCAGCTCCAGCCAAAAATGGGCGGGATGCGGTTACTGCAGTTGGGCGCTCCAGGCAAACCGCCTGTAGTGCTCGACTGCTTTGCGTTGGATGACAACGATTGGATCGAGGTCGAAGAATTTTTCGGCGTGGAGCGCACATGGGTGGCGCACAACGCTGTTTTTGATCTTGGCTGGCTCCAAGAACACGAAATTTATCCGGCGGGCAAGATTTTGTGCACCATGCTGGCAAGCCGGATTCTTACCAACGGGATGCCCAATGTCAAGCACGGGCTCCAGCACTTGGTGAAGCGCTACCTGCACGAGGATATTTCTAAGGAGGAGCAGAAGAGTGACTGGTCGGGGGATCTGACCGAGAGTCAGCTGGAGTATGCCGCCAAAGATGTGCTGGTGTTGCTCGACTTGTACGAACAGATTCAGCAGCGGATGGCGACGGCTGCGCTCCACCCGGCTTGGTATTTGGAGTGCAATGCATTGCCAGCAATGGCGCAATTATGGCGAACCGGCCTTCCCTTTAATAAGGAGGCGCTTATTAAAGTTATCGAGGATTTAGATACTGAGCACCACGAGGTTGGCGAGAAGTTCATTGAAGATTTTGATGCTGCGCTGCCTAATGGACACAAGCTGTGTCGCGGGATTGATGGGAAACTGTTGTACCAGACGAAGCCTGGGCCGAAGGGTAAGAAGGTTGATCCAGATGTGTTTAACCTCAACAGTCCTGCGCAGTTGCTGAAAAAGTTCACGGCGCTGTTGGGTGAGCCGCCGATGGACGCCAAGAGCAACAAGCCCAGTGCTAGCAAGCTGGCACTCCAGGAATATGTGGGCGATCACAAAGTTGTGGCGGATTATTTGAGGTGGAAACGGGTGGAGAAACGTCGGCAGATGGCTGAAACTTTGCTGAAGAACTTGTCGAAAGATGGGTTTATTCGTGCCAGTTACATGCAGTTGGGGGCTGATACCGGAAGGATGTCATGTATGAGTCCAAATCTCCAGCAGATTCCGCGTGATCAGAGATTTAGAGCGTGTGTGCAGGCGCCAGAAGGTTACAAGTTTGTTGTAGCAGATTACGGGCAGATGGAGCTGAGGCTAGCGGCGGCAGAAGCTAAGGATTCTCTTATGACTCAGGTGTTCCAGCAGGGGAAAGACCTTCATACGATTACGGCGACGCAGATTTACGGGGTCGCGGAAGATGAAGTTACGAAGGAGCAGCGGCAGGTCTCAAAATCGGCAAACTTCGGATTGCTCTATGGATCCGGTGCAAAAGGACTCAGGAACTACGCAGCAGCAATGGGGATCCAGATGGATCTTGATGAGGCTGCGGAGGTGCGGGAAAAGTTCCACGCTGCATATAAAGGCATCTCCGCATGGCAGCGCAAAAATGCTAGAGATGCTGATGCGGCTAAGGACAATCCATCTATCCGCATACGCATCTCGGGCTTGCGGCGGTTTTTACCGGGCGAAAACAACAAACTCACTACCCGCTGTAATACGCCAATCCAGGGAGCCGGTGCAGCAGTCCTCAAACTTACTCTCGGCAAACTGTGGCCGTTACTTCACGCCGACGGGGAAGATGTTGTGCGCTTGGCCGGCGTGGTGCATGACGAGATCATCCTGCTCGTCGCTGAAGAACACGCAGACACCTGGGCGCTCCAGCTGCAATCCGTGATGGAGGAGTGTGAGGTGAAGTGGTTGGGCGAGATTCCGCCGCTTGCTGAAGCTAAGGTCGGGGATAGCTGGCAAGAGGCCAAGTGACCCAGGAAGGTTTTGAGTACCGCGTTCGGATGCACACGCGTCACGGCGGTACTCACGATCTGTTCATCGTTGCTCCAGATGCTTTCTCCGCACGGATGAAGGCACTGGAGCTTTGTCCTGAGCATCGGCCCCAGTCGGTCATGCGAGTCTCAGATTTAGTCTCATGAGTCCAGCCCGCACGGGAAGAGAGCTGGTGCTCGAATGGCTGAATCGGGAAATTCGTGCGGCGAAGACGGCGGATTTGCAGAGGGCTGCGGCTTTTTTGGAGTGGGCGCGGGATGTACGGAAGGGGTGCGCCAAGCAGAGGGGTGGGGCGCGGGTGGCGCAAGCTAATGCTTGGCGGAAGAGGGTGGATGACGATGTGCGGTGGTGAGACTACTGTGACGCAGTATGCTATTGTGTAGCAGACTAGACTGCAGGCCATGCCCCTGAACCACGGAAACAAGTACTACTGCCAGCTGCTGATTGACCCCCACCGTTACAAGCTGGCGGAGAATCTTGCGTCCCAGGAAGGCAAAAAGGTTACGGCGTATCTGCGGGAGCTGGTTTACGCAGGACTGGCGCTGAGATCCTCCGAGTACAAGGCTGCCCAAGAAGCGGATGAGGCGGCTTGGCGCGAGTCGGTGAAGCGGCGGGTTGAGGGGCGGATGCGCTCCAAGCAAGAGGGCAGAGTGTCAGAAACTGACGCATGAGACTCAGTTGTGTTTCGTGATATACCGACAGCGGGAGCGCATAGGCTGTAGTCTTACACAGTAGTCACTTGAGAGCAATGACGCGTTATGTCGTCATGGTCGAGGATCGCTGGGTTACGGCGGTTTACGACTCTGGTAAAGGGATCGGTTTCACCCGATCCAAGGAGGACGCATCCTCATGGGTCACGTATGAGCGGGCTGTCGCTGCGGCGAGAACTGTTGCTCAGTCTTGTAACTGCAGCGCTGCTGTGCATAGCGTTGATGAACCCGCGTATCCCCAATCATGGAAGTAGTACCGTTCCAGGAACAGCAGGACCCCGAACTGAGGCTCGGTGAGGGTCGCTCGCGTACCAGTTCAGACAAGGCTCAGCTGTTCGAGCTGAAGATCTGGTTGCCGGGGCAAGGGGCTATGCGGGATTTGGTCCGGGCTGAGTCGCTCCAGCAGGCGATTGAGTTCGCGCAGAACCGCTACCCGAATTGCAAGGTGGAGGTGCCGACAGCGGCGGCGAAAAAACCTAAGCTGGCTCGTGCCAAGAATGGGCCGCGTGAAACGGCCCGTAGGCGTCTCAAACTCGTGGAGAAAAGGAATGAGTCAGCAAATCGCTGAGTGGGCACGCCAGTCGTGGGGCGAGGTCATCGTCGACCAGAACAGAGCAGACCTTTTGGATAAGCTCTACTTCTGGGATGGGCGGGACCATAAGGATCACCCGCTTCACAGCACCTATACCGGGCTGTATCGCAAGTACACCGTCAATTAGGCGGAGTCGCGGTCCATTCCAAACTGATCGGCCAGGTTGTCTGCGGCTTCGCGGATAGCCCAGGCCGATTTTGTGCGTTCCAGCTGGTGGAGCGTGTTCAGGACAAGTGCGGCTTCGAGGAGGCCGCGATAATCCTGTTTGTTGAACAGGCTGACTAACCACTGGTCCGTGGCTGCCTTGTGGAAGCTGGACTCGGGAGTGTGTTCGATGGGACGCATGGTTAACCTTTGCGGATTCTGAAGAACCAGCCGGTGTCGGTGCCTTCGATGAGCCAGCGAGGCAGCCAGTTCTTTCTGGAGTAGGCGATGCCGGCTCCACCCTTGTTGCTGACGTAGCCGCCGTTAATAAGGTCGGCCTCACCAAAAGGATCGTTATGGATGAAATGAGTGGGGGTGTATCCAACAACGACAGTCCAGTGGCCTGTACCACTGGGATCACTTACGGGGCCTTTGTGGAGCCAGCCGACTGGAACTGGATAGCCATTGGCTATTTCCGTTTCCAAGTCTTCGACTGTGCCGTCCATTTCAAAGGTGGCGGTTAGTCCCAGTGCTTTGAGGGCGGCGATTTGTGCTTTGGGGTCGGTTGTATCTCCGAAGCGGGCACGCAAAGCGTTGTATTCGTAGTCCCCGTTTACTTTTCCGTAGTAGCGGGCCACCATCGCACAGCTAGAGCTGAAGCACTGGCGCCAGCCGCGAGGGCCGTCATCTGATCCAAGCTGGTATTCTCT